AAAGGAGGGATACCTTTCCAAAATTAACAAATACGAATATTACGCGATTTATTTTGAAACACATACGTTTTAAATAAATTTATTATCAATATGCTAAACGCTCTGTGGAATCAGAGAAAGCTGTTCGTCGTGGGCATTACGCTCTATCTGGTGTTGAGTGGGTGGTCTGGGTTGCCTTTGCATACCCTAGTTTTCCGGACGGTGAGATACCTAGTCTGGAAATATGTGCTGAGGGATACCATCGCTGGCCAGTTCCTAGAAGAACTGAGCAGTGAGATATTAGGGAAAGAGATGCCGCCACCGCCGCCTCCCCCCCCCCCAAAACCGATACCTCCTCTCACGGATAGATTGTACGAAGATTGGATCGGGCTCTACGGCAGGACAGTTAATTCCACCACGAGAGTGTTGGAGAAAGCATACTATAGTAGTTGGACTTCATGGTTTCACATGGCTTGCAACACTATAGCGATAATAGTAGCGATAAGGACACTTTTTGTAGCGATTTCAAGAATCATCCCAGGTAGTCCACGAACAGCAGTGGCCACATGGGCAAAGTGCAAAATACGAGGGATACATTATGAAGCTGCCATACAAGGTTCATTGCTTCGAAAAGCAACGATACCCGAATGGCAAGTAGAGGTATTGACTCCTGGGTTCTTGTCTGACACACACGTGGGATGGGGCGTCAGGGTAGTAGATACTCTGGTAGTACCCACCCACGTATTGGTGGAAGCAGGACCAAACTACCTTCTAAAAGGTAGGACAGGATCAGTTCTTTGCAATGGTCTCCCAAGAGATTCTAGAATAATGCAGGATATAAGCTATGTGCCAGTAGAAGTCTCAACTTGGTCAAAGTTGGGAACACCCTCCGTAAAGAGAAAACGTATAGACGTTGAAACCGTCCAATCCGTCTCCTGTTGTGGCCTTGAAGGGGCTTCCACAGGACCTTTACGGCAGACACGTGTCAGAGGATTGATGTACTATGAAGGTACAACAATGCCAGGCATGTCAGGAGCTGGCTATTATATCGGCAATACCTGCTTAGGAATCCACTTGGGAGCCTCCACCAATGTTAATTGTGGAGCGACCATAATGGTGCCATTCGCGGAGATACCAGCACCGAACAATCTTGTAGTGCAGGTGGAGCGATCGGCAAAACGGCCAAAGAAAACGAGGCCACCCTCGGGTACTTCAGCGGATCCCACCTACCACGCCATGGATAATACCAAAACAGCGTGGGGGTATGCTGACATAAGAGAAGCACTAGATGATTACGACAGATTCATAGGACCAAGTGATTGGAATAACCCGACTGATGATTTTGATTACGATCAGGATCTGGGCTATGAGTATGAAGAAGAAGCCGCTACAAGGGGTAATACCTTGATGGAACAGATTCGTAGAATGAGTGTAGAAGACCGGAAACTCTGGATGGATTCTATAAATGCGGTAGCTACTGAAGAGGCAGTAGCTGCCAGGAGCACCCCCGTGGCTAACCCCCTGCCGAGTGTACGGCCTATGGTCCAAACCAGGCAGGGAGTACCCAGGCAGGTGACTTTTGATGAGATTATAGTACACAACCAGACTGGAGTAGGGACATCGACTACAATACACACCCAACCACAGCCTCAAAGGCTAGCGGGACCTCCCCATTTGGGAGACCTAGTTAGAGACTTGATCAAGAGAGTCACAATTCTGGAACAGAAGATGATCCAGAGGGATGAACGAATGGTCGAGATTGAGAATGCTGTTGGGACCCTCCAAGATGCCGTGGCAAAATACGGCAGTCCAGAAGAATTGGAAAAGCTGAGGAATGACTTGTCTGGGTATAGGCACACGATGCAAGAGATAGCAGCTGATGCCTGTATCATGACACAAGATCAGGTCGGTTATTTTAGATGTGAGCAGTGTGGAAAAGTGCTCCACTCTCAATACGACCTAAATGAGCACAGGATAAGTGTCCATAAATGGAAAAGGGTTTCTAAAGGCAGACCTACGGGTTCTTGCAGTATAGCCTCGGAAATCTATGGACCAAAAGAAAATCCTCCAAAAGAGGAGAAACCTGTCTCTCAGCCCCAACGGAATAGACGAGAAGTGCACGAGGAAGAGTTAGAGAAAGCTCTACCCTATAAGTGCACGGATTGTAATAGGAGATTCGCAACTGAATCCGCCAGATTAGCACATTTCGGAGCGGTACATGCAATACATATCGCGCCGGAGTCTGCTATTCCTACAGATAGCCAAGACCCAGTAAAGACTGATCGTGCTTTTTTAGGACAGCGGAGCCGATTACGGAAGCAGAGGCGGACAAAATCTGCCGACACTTCCGTGTCGTTGGCAGGACAGACCCTATTGCAATCCCTGCAGGCGGGCCAGTCAGAAATAAGTCACTGTCTGCAGAGCGTGTCGCGGAGCTTGAACGAGTTGCAAAAGGTTATACATGGCCGCAATTCGGGCACAACGCAGAAATGAGATCCATAGCTGCACATGCCGGCCTGCGCGAGGGACTTAGTGACGGACCCTGCAATTCAATAAGGACAAAGATGATACAGACTGTTATCGAGAGAAATATGGCAGCTCAGTGGGAGATACCTCCGGATTTTCTGGAGAGAACCCATTTTGATAGAGTCGTGGCTGCTATAGATATGACTAGTACCCCTGGGTACCCCTATATCCGTAGCGCTACCACTAATAGACAGTACTTTAATGCTGACGACCCAGTCAAGTTTAGAGAAACCTGCGATGCCATTTACGAGACAGTATGTGCCAAAATAGATGGGAGGATGGGTGCAGATCATATACGGCTGTTTATCAAGGGGGAACCGTTACCACAACATAAGGTGGAAGAAGGAAGACTCCGGTTGATATCCTCCGTATCGGTCGTGGACCAGATAGTGGATGCCATGTTGCATGGAGCATGCAACGAGGCCCTGAAAGAGAAACATGCATATGTTACTCCAAAAGTAGGCTGGTCACCTTATGGTGGTGGTTGGAAAATCATACCCAAGGAAGGCTGGATGGCTTTGGATAAGAAAGCCTGGGATTGGTCAGTAAAGCCGTGGATATTGGAAGCGGAACTAGAGATCAGAATAGGACTCTGCACCAATATTAACGAGAAATGGCTGACACTTGCCAGGAAAAGGTATGAACAACTGTTTGTGGAGCCCATTTTTGTGACTTCAGGCGGTCTGTTATTACAACAGATTGAAGGAGGAATCATAAAGTCAGGGATGGTGTGCACCATAACCACAAACTGCTTTGGCCAAGATATAACACATGTTACCACGTGTTATACCAATGGCCTTCTCGCCGATTGGTTGTACAGCATGGGGGATGACACCCTGCAACCCCCACTCGAGGAACCGGAAAGGACAGAGTATTTGGAGACACTCTCCCAATACTGCCATATCAAGCCGGGTGTGGGGACAAATGAGTTTGCTGGGTTTAGGTATGGCAGAGGAATAGAACCCCTGTACAGACCTAGGCACGCCTACCAATTGTTGCATTTCGATGATAGGTACAAGGAGCAGTTAGCTGCATCTTACACCTTATTGTACCATCGATCTAGCTGTAGAAACTGGATGGAGAAGTTCTTCACGGAACTGGGAATATCCTTTCCTGCGCGTAATATCCGCGATATCATCTGGGACTCGGAAGAGTAAAAGATGAATTTAAATAAGTTTCTGATATTATCACTCTAATATGAGAACGAGCACCC